GTGCAAGGCAACAAGGAAGTTCTTGAATGGCCGAACTGACTTGGCCCGCCAGTTCGTATTCCACCCGGTGAGCGTGGCCAAAGTGCCGGTGCCGCCCCAGTACATCGGCACATCCGCCTGGCTGTTGATGATGAAGACGCCGTTCAAGGCGCCGCCCGTGAACCGGTTGTTTGCCGTGGCTGTCAACGCAGCCCCGGTGATGTTGGTCCGCGTTGTGCCGTCATCGGAATAAACCGCAGCAAGGCCGGCGTGAATCCAATAGCGGGTCGTCGTCGTGCTGTATGGCTGCACCCAGTAGGGCGTGACGCTCGGGGTAGTGAACAGCGCCGCATGGCCCAGGAACTTTTCGGCGCACCCATCCCGGAACCGCATGTTTTGAGCCGCAGACCACGCATTGAGCGGAAGCTCTTGGGCCGGCTGATCGGCAATCAGGCCGTATTGACCAGCAGCGGGAATGGTGACGATGGCCATCAGCTCAGCGTCAAGGTGGTGGTGCGCGTGGTGCCGTCTGAGCCACGCACGGAAACCCGCAACTGCGTATCGCTTGGCAGCGAAAACACCATCGTCGAATTGCCCGTCAGGGACGGCGCAGAGGCGTTGACGCTACCGATGATGTTGCCGCTCGAATCAATGGTCTTGCGGGTCGTGAGCGTCCCGGTGCCCTCTTGGGCGGTCTGGAAGACCAGCAGTCCGCCAGTGGCCGAATTCGTCGCGCCGATGATCCCGGAATTGACGCCGTTGGCTGTGGTGCCGAAAACGACGCGCGCAGATGCCGTGGAGCCAGCATTCGCGAAGAGCCGAGCCACATCCACCACGGCGCCACTGCTGCCGCCCTGGTTCGCTTCCAGGCGGTAGCTTGGAGTCGTGTTGATGCCGACGTTGCCGCTCGCATCCACTGTCAACGCGTTGTTGGGCGCAGAGCTGATGCTGAACGTCGTCACCAGCTTGTCCAACTGCGTGTTGGATGCGTTCAACGCGGCCGCCCCGAAGTTTGGGAACGTGGCCTTCAGCGTGGACTTGATCTTGCGCAGATGGTCGTCGCCTTCGCTCTTGGCATCGCTACCGGTGGGCAGCGTGCTGTCGAGCTGGCTGATGTAGGTGGCGGATTCGACGGTCATGGCTTATGCATGAAAAAGCCCGCACTGGGCGGGCTGTGTTCTCGAAGGGAATGGGAATCAGCGCGGCGTCGCGAAGTTCGCGCATACCGTCTCAGCGCCAGCTTCGACGAACGGCACATGCGGCTCAGATCCGCTTTCGAGACGGATGGACACCGTACCGTCGGCGAATACCTCGACGATCTCGCCCGGCAACACCTCGTTGTTCTCGGTGTGCAGCGAAGCCAGCATTCCAACGTTGGGCGTCATTTCAGTCCTTTCAGATTGAGTCGGTAGATCCATTGGAGAAGTACTGCACCTCGGTGCCGTCCTCTCTGGGGTAAGCAAGAACCAGCGTCTTGCCGACGTGCGCCCATTCAGCCGCGCAAGCCGCCTGCACGGCCGGGTCGCCGGCCAGGTCGCCGCATAGTTCTGTGCCGCCGTAGCTGAAGAGCATCAGCGCCTCGACCTGCGGAATGCGGATCGCTCCCTTGATGGTGCGGCGCAGATATTTGGTGCGCTGATCCGCAGGCAGCGCCTCAAATGCCTGAATCGTTGCGGATGGAGAGGCCTTGGTGCCGCCGCTGTCAAAACCGTGTTCGCCGATCCAGATGCCAATCTCCTGCAGGCCGTAAGGCGCTAGGCTCTTGCGCATCCCGTAGACGCCTCCCTGCTTCAGCGTCCAGAAGTCACCCCGCCCGCTGTAGGTACGGTTGGGGGTGGCCCAATAGGTGTGCAGGTTGCCCTTGTCGAAGCATTCGGCGCCACGTTTGCCGGTGTAAGTGCCATACGTGGCCAACCAAGTATCGAAAGACCCGAAGTCGTACATGCCATACGTCGTCTGGATGATGGTCGGATCAACTGCGCGCCAAGCGGTGCGTGCGATAGCTGCCATGTCCACCGCCTGCGCGGCAGTCCCCCACCACGAGCCCACCGTGGTACCGCTGAAGTTGTTGGCCTCGTACTCGTTGCCGACGCAGAAACCTTTGATGAAACCGCCCAAGCCGCCTTGGGCAACCGGAGTGATGTTGAGCGTGGCAAGTTGGGTGACGAACCACGCCAGCTCGCTGTTTTGGAGCAGCGCCAAGTCCGTGGGAGGGCTTCCCTCACCAAGGCCCCCATAAGGGCCAGTAATCGACTGATGGGCCGGCTGCGCGTTGAATGTGGGCGTCCCATAGATGGGAAAGAACATGCCCGAGCATCCGAGCGAGCGAAGGGTCGCCACGTCAGCAACCAGCGGCGCAAGATTGGCGGTGCGCGACGCGCTCTGCAGCGAGCGCCAATGCCGGGCCGAGCAGTCGAACGTGCTGATGATCCCGAATCCAAACGGCGGTGCCGAGCTACCGTTGCCGCCGCTGGTAACGCCGCGGAATGGATAGTCTTGGCTGACCAAGCCGACCATATACGGCGTGACCAGCTTTGGCGCCGTCAGGGTATTGTTTATGCCCCCCTCAGGGCTCACTGAAAAACTTGGATATCCACATCCAGGAACACCAGGTCGTAGGTGTTGCCAGCCGTGGTGCCGCTCACCGCGATGTTCAGCTTCGCGGTGCCGTCGTTGACGAACGTGCCGGTGAACTCCCAGCTGATGGGTGTCTGACCAACGCCGCTGACGAAGCGATTGCCGGTGATCATGAAGCCGCCGCTCTTGTAGTGGATCTCCAACTCATAGAGTGCGGGATAAGGTGTCGTGGATGCGAACTGCGTGCCAGTCGAGCCCGAAAGGATGTTCGGGTCGGCCGTGCCGTTCGCCGGGCCGATGTGCAACTGGCAGAAGCTCGACGCGTCGGCGCCGGTCTTGCGGACCATGAACCGAGTCTTGATCCGCGACTTGCCATCAGCCAGCACTGGAAGCTGAATATCTGCAGGCTTGCCTAGCGCGCCGCCACCGCCAGCGCCGTTGTACGAGGATACGGGCGCACTCGCGCGACCACTTGCATGGGAGCTGACCTGCTGATCGGTATCTGCGATGGCACTGAGCGCGTACGTCACGGAGCCTGTCGTCGTCAGCCTGAATTGGCCCGGGCCGAGCGTGTATGTGGTGCTCGCCGACACGCCATTGGCAATGATGGTGCCGATGGGGTATTCCAGCGAGAACGTTCCCGAGCTCACCGTGACGGCAAGCTGGTCGTTAGGGGAGCAGCCGGCGACAAGCGCGCCCTGGGTGTTGGTCAAGGTAGGCATTTAGACGGTCCTCACACGCATGGCCGAACCGCTGCGCAGAGACGTGTCATCGGCGTCCTGTAGCGCTTTGGATTCGGCTTGGTACTTCTGATCCCAGAGTGCGAACCGGTCGTCGAACGTGTAGAGACACAGTTCAGCCATCGCGGCCGACAGGTACAGGCTGGGGTGATTGGTCAGCAGCCAGTTGGTGGGTGCCGATGCCAGCGCGGGAATGCGCTGGTAGTAGTCCAGAGAGATCGAATACACCGCGTCAGGCGTGGGCCCGAAGCGGATCTGGTCGCCAACGAGGCAATAGACGGCAGGGACGCCGGTCAATGTGCCGGCCGGGTACTTCACATCCAATAGCTCGGGCGTCACCACCGACATGGGCCGCGGCGGGCTGGTGTTGACCGTGAAGTTCTCGGCCTCCAGGAAGTCCGATGGCGCGGTCACGTACTGCGTACCGGCAACGGTGCTCAGCGTGGTCGTGACGATCTGCTTGCGCAGCCGCAAGTCGCGGGCGATGCGCGACTCGGCCAAGGCGATGAAGTCTGGAAGCTGCGATGTCAGGTCCGATCGCTTGCTGAACCCCACCAGTGCGTTCTGCAAGTCGGTGTAGTTCGCCAAGCTCACAGCTTGCCTTTCCAGACCCTGAAGTGGTCAAGGGCCGGGTCTTGCAACAGACGCCGGATGTGCGCCTTGTCCGTCGAGAACTCGTGCAGCGTGATTCCGTTGTCGTTGAGGTACTTCTCGACGATCACGAACGGAATCGACGCAGCCAGGCGCATCTCGCTGGAGCCGGTCAGGCCCTCGTTGTGGCGGGCCTTGCAGTACTCGGCGATGGGCGTGCAGTCCTGCGTGGTGGACGAGATGAGATTCCCGTCCTGCAGGATCAGGTCGCGCTTGACTCCGACTTCCGCGTCCATCACGAGTTCTCGCAGGGGACGACGTTGATCTGGCCGGCCAACGTGTTCTGGATGTAGGCGATGTGCGTGATGCCCTTCGGGACTGCGATGATTTGCGAGTCTCCCGGCTGAATCAGCATGTCGTTGCCGGTCGCCGTACCGCCGGCCGTGGTCAGCTTGCAAAAGCAGTTTGTGCCGGAGACGCGGATGTAGTTGGGGATGCGGCCGGACGAGTCGGGCGGAATCGGACTGACAGCGCTTGCGGCACCCGTGGCTGCCGTAAAGCCAACGGTCGTGATGACCGGATAGCCGAGGAAGATCTGAGCCATGTTGTCTCCGGCGCCTCGCGGCGTTAGGAGTGAATGAGAGGCCCCGAAGGGCCGGTGAATCAGGCCGGAGCCAGAGTCACGGTGATGCAGCCGACGCCGGTCGCGCCGACAGCGCCACTGACCACCACGCCGATGCGGTTGCCAGCGGCAACGTCCACGACGCCGGAGGTCGTGGAAAGGGTCAGCGTGACGGGAGTGGCCGCGGTTGCCTGCAGGTTGGCAGTGCCGGAATGCAGCGCAGTGCCGGAGCCCAGCGCAGTGCCGGACGGGGCCTTGTAGACCGTGGCAGTGACGGCATTGGCTGCAGCCACGCTGGTCACATGCTGGATGCTCTTGACAATCATCCGACGCGTGAGGACCGGCCCTTCAACCACGAGCACGGCGGCCGTGTTGACCACTGCATTCCATGGGAACGTGAAGACGATGAACTCGCCATCCGTCAGGTCGGAGCCCTGCAGACCCAGCGATGCGTCGCCGTTTTGCTTGAGTTGGACAGACATCTCTGTTTCCTTTCAATGAGAAAGGGCGCCGAAGCGCCCGTTCAGGTTCACAGGGTGTCGTACACGGCGCCGTTCGCCTTGGGGGCGCGGCATTCCAGCGTCCACTCGGCCAGCACCTCTTGCAGGTCGGCGTCGCCCGTCTTCGCCAGCTCGAAGGTCTGGAAGGGGCGCAGGTACGCCACGGCCAGCTTGTCCGACTGAAGCACGAAGACTTCGCGGGTCGCCATGAAGCGGTTAGGCACGGCTTGCAGCTCGCCGAAGTCGCTCACGTACACGTCCACGGAGGCGTACAGCTTCTTGTCCTCGCCCTTGTCGAAGCGAGTGGCGTTGCCGGTGAAACCGGAGAACGTCTGCTTCGCGGTCGGGGGCAGCATTACCGTGTCGGGCTCGCCGCCAGCGGTGTAGATCTGCTGGAGAACGTCCTTCAGTTGGGCTTCGGTGAAGGCCCGTTGCGTGCCGGGGGTGTAGCCGGTGTTGCCGGTGTACGAGGCCAGCGTGCCGCCGTTGCGGTTGACGTTGTCCACGACCCAGCCGCGCAGGCCGCGAGACTGGCGCGGAGACGTGGCCAGCACGTCGTTCTGCGTCAGGGCCACTTCGATGTCGCGCTTCAGCTCCAGGGACGCCAGCGAGACCTGGTAGCCCAGCTCGTCCTTGCGGCCGGCGGGGTTCATATTGCGCTGGGTGCCCGAGACGCTGACGACCTTGGCAGAGATCTGTGTGCGGTTGTTCAGGCGGACGGTCGGGGTCACGCTCTTGGCGGTGAGCGTATCGCCTTCAGCCTGGGCGTTGTTCGCCGCCGAGGCCAGGTCTTGGGTCTGCCACTCGTGCAGGGTGTTGGTCGCCTTGGCCTTGGCGGCCATGTTCAGCGTCGGCGTCTGGGTCGGGCTGATGCGGTAGATGACATCGGTCAGGTCTTCACGATTGCCGATGGCAGACGTGGTGAGGAAGGTATTGGTCGGTGCAGTCATTGCTGCTCTCCTTCAGCGCCTCGCGGCGGATGAATGGGTTAGAGGATTTGGGCAAAGAGGTTTGCCGCGTCTTCCACGCGTCCGCTCTTCGCCAAGCGCTGGTAGGCGCTGGATCGCTTGTCGAGGTGCTGGGCTTCACCTACACCAGGCCGCTCGACCTTCTGAGGCAGCGTGGCGACCTTCTTGGTCGCGGCGTCCGCCTTGCTCATGATTTGGTCGTACAGCATGGCCTTGCGCGCCATCACGACGGCTCGTGCATCGGAGATGCCATCCACATCGTTCTCACCGAAGCCCTGGCCCACCAGGTACTCACGGATCGCGGCTCGTTCGGTCTTGGCCTTGGCCTCGTCCTTCCACTCGGGGAGCTTGGCGAGGAGTTCTTCCTGCTGCTTCGCGATGTGGGCGGCCAAAGCCTTTTGCTGGTCGGCCTGGTTCTGCGCCTGAACGGTCTGTAGCTCGGCGGTCGTCCTCTGGTACAGCGCTTGTCGCTCTTGAGCGAGGCGCACCTGATTGACGAACTCCACCGGGTCAGCCGCCTTGAGCGCGTCCCAGTCAATCTGTTGCTGCTGCTGAAGCGCCGCGCCGAGTTGGGCGTGGATGCCTTGCAGCTTCTGCTGGTAGGCCTGGCGCTCTGCCTGGGCCTGCTTGGTCTCTGCTTCCGCCTTCTGGGCTGCCGCATCGGCCTGCTTGCGCAGTTCCGCGGCTTGCTCAAAGCGCTGCTGGGCGGCCTTGTCCTTTTGGTAGGAGCCCTTCAGCTCGGAGAGCTTGACCGTGACGTCTTTGCCGTCGATCTTGACGGTCACCTCGGGGTCGTTATCCCCACTGGGCGTCTCTTCCGTGGCATCGGGATTGGCTTGCGCGTCCTCTGCCGTGGTTTCGACTGCCTTGTCAGCCGTTGCTTCGGGCTCTTTCTTGTCAGCCTCTACGGACTGAGGATCGAGGATCGACGCAAACAGCGCACCCGCTTGGTTAGTGTCAAGCGCACCACTGGAATCCGATTGGGTATCCAAGTTTCTACTCCTGGCCGACGCATCACTGCGCTGGGCCTTGCTCGTTCAGCATGGGCGCGGGGTCTGATTTCCGTGCTCTATGCGGGGCTGAACTTCCCGCTAGATCGTCATCGGCCCGACGTGGACCGCAATAGGCCACTCGGCCTCGATCACCGACGCTTCAGGCGCCGGATGGAATACCTTGTTGAACAACCGGCCCTTGCTGCGGCTCAGGCCCACAACTCGCGCACAGAATTCAGGCCAGCTTGCAGCCTTTGCTTCAGCGTGCGCTGGTGCTCCAGGTTCATCTCGGCCAGCTTCCCGCCCTCCATGACCTTGACGAGGTTGTCCTTCACCTGCTGGTGCAGATGCAGGTAGATCCAGAGCTTTTCGCGGCCTTCCTGGTCTCTTGCGGGGCTGCTCTTCCATCGTTCGATCAGTTCCTGCTCGATGTCGGCAAAGGCCTGCTGGAAAACCTCGTTGTCGAGGACTTCGCGGGCGCGGCTGCCGACGTGGGTTTGCTCTTCAAGGGTCATTCGGCTGCGGCGTCCTGATCTGCGGTCAGCGTGGCCGGCGTCTGCGAGGCTTGAAGCTCCGCCGCCTCTACCTTGGCTTCCCGATTGATGTTCGCCACGGCAATCGCCGTCTGCATGGCGTAGTGGGCTTTACGCTCCTCGGCCTGCGCCTGAAGGTCGGCCTTGTATTTCTCAAGCTGCATGGTGGCTTGGCGCTCCAGTTCTTTTTGTTGCGCCTCCACTTGCTGGCGGTGCGTGTCGACTTGAGCCTGAAGTTGGGAGCGGAATTGCTCCAATTCCTTCTCTTGCGCCATTCGGGCCGCATCGGACTGCTGGCGACCTTCCTCCTTCATCTGCTCGATCTGCATCTGAGCCTGCGCCTTGACCATCTCGGGGTCAGGCTTCTGCTGGGGATTAGCCGCTTGTTGCTTCAGCAAATCAACCGCAGCGTCAATCTCGCCCTCTACCAGCTTCCCGACCTTGAACCC